AAAAATCCGCGCCAGCTATATAGTCCATGGCAGAGAAAGAAAATGGCCGACAGCCTTCAAATCAAATCAATGAAGCCCTGGCATGAAACATTGATTGAATACATGATAGCAAACCCCCGAGCTTCACTGGCAGAGACGGCTTTTTACTTCAATACTAGCGTTAGCTGGCTTTCCATAGTAAAGCATTCTGATGCTTTCAAAGAAGTGTGGGCACTTCGGCGCAAGGAGCACTTCAGCACAGTTTCAGCGGGAGTAGCAGAGAGGCTGACTGGATTAACTGAAGTTACCATTAATGCATTGACTGAGAAAATAGAAGAGGAGCATATTAAACGGGAAATTAGTGTAGCTACATTAACTAGTGTTGGGGATATGGCATTGAAAGCTCTCGGCTTTGGAAACAAACCTGGGTCGAATATTAATGTAACTACCCAACAGAATAATGTTTTTATCGACAAAGATACTTTGGCGCGGGCAAGGGAAACTAGAGCCAAGTTGACTGTGATAGAAGGAGAGATAAAATCATAAGAGAAAACTTCCGTCCAATAACTGCGGAGAGGATTGAATTCGCGGCATTCGCAAGCAAGCCTCCTCCGTTCACAAATAAACCCACTCAACTAACGAAAGTTCAAAAGAGTGGACTTCAATACGAAAGAAGAGTTCAAGATCACATTTTCTCTTTGGTTGGGGAAAATGAGGGATTTCATATCTTATTCAATCCTTGGGTTGTTTATAGAAGGCTTGGGGATCATAGGAGCATTCTTCAATTCTGCCAGCCAGATTGCATTATCGAAACAACAGATAAGATTATTCTTATTGAAATCAAACTGGCTCACGTTGGGGATAGTTGGAAACAATTACGTCAATTATATGAACCCGTACTTAGGGCTATTTACCCCGCAAACAAAGAGTTCGCTTTTCTCGAAATCGTTAAATGGTTTGATCCGTATATTCCCTATCCGGAGACATTTTATTATTGCGAAAGCATTATGGATGCGGTCGTGGATAGGATTGGAATGCACATTTTCAAACCAAGAGGAAGACGGCGAGAAGCTAATTTAGATGCTAGATACACTAGGGTCACAGACAAATCTAAGTGAGTTAGTTGAACTCGGCGCCATTGATGGCGATTTGTTCGCGGAGACTTTTTTTCCCCGAACAATGAGAATGAAAAGCCCGCCATTTTCAAAGAAAGTCTGGGATGTTTTAGATAGCAATTCTAGACTTGTTTCATTGCAACTATTCCGTGGGGCGGGAAAAACAACCCGCTGTCGTGTATTCGCTGCGCGGAAAATAGCCTACGGGCAAGCCAGAACAATTCTCTGGATCGGGAAAAGCCAAGACAAAGCAATCGCCTCTGTTAGATGGCTTCGCAAGCAAATTGAATTCAACCGCTTTTTCTCACAAACATTCCAACTAAAGCCCGGAGTGAAATGGCAAGATGTCGAATGTGAGATCTTTCATGGGATTGACGAAATCCCTATCACAATTCTTGCGTATGGTATTACTGGCCCTATTCGCGGCGTTAACATTGATGACTATCGTCCAGATCTTATTCTATTAGATGATATCATCGATGAAGAAATCGCCTCTTCGGATATCCAATGTGCGCAAATCGAAGAGCTTGTATATGGGGCGGTGCTTAATTCACTTGCCCCAGCTACGGAAGCGCCGGACGCAAAAATGGTTTTGCTTAACACTCCAATGGCGCGAAATGACATAAGCATGAAGTCACTACATGATCCAAGTTGGAATAGTCTAAGAATTAGTTGCTGGACCCCTGAGACGGAAGAGCTTACATTGTATGAAAGAGAAAGTTCCTGGGAAGAAAGGTTCCCTACAGCAACACTTTTAAAAGACAAAGAGGATGCCATTGCTCGCAATAAAGTATCTACTTGGACTAGGGAGATGGAATGTAAGATCACGGCGAGAGAAACCGCGCCATTCTTAACAGAGTGGCTTCGTTATTATGATGATATCGACCCAGAAAAATCTGCATATACTATTATGATAATCGATCCTGTCCCGCCGCCTTCTGAGCAAGAATTAAAAAAAGGCTTAAAGGACAAAGACTATGAATGCCTCACTATCATGTCGAGAATTGGAAGTAATTTCTATCTCCGGGAATACTCTTTCAATAAAGGTCACGATCCACAATGGACCATTGCCGAGTTTTTCCGTCTTGCGGGAAAGTACCGCCCTAGACGAATATATGTTGAAGCCGTTGCCTACCAACAAACTCTAGTTTGGTTATTCAAAAAAGCAATGCAGCAACAGAGGAGGTATTATGTTATTGAGGAAATGCGTGATAAGAGGAAAAAGTTCAACAGGATTGTTGATGGTCTTGCTGGGCCAAGTGCTGAGGGGCGTTTATATGTCAAAAAAGATCAAGTGGAATTTATTGACCAATTCATTGATTACTCTCCAGCGATTTCACATGACGATATCATTGAAACAGTAGCTGTAGGATGCGAGAAGCTATCCGGCTATGCAGCGGCTAGTGTAGATGATGATGAAAATGAATGGGATATGTTATTGGAAGAAGAGAAGGATTTACCTAAGTTGACATATAAGAGGGGCGCGCCATAATGGTAATGAGAAAATTTGGAAGGCAGTCTACTAATGTCATTGACAGGAGAAAAGAGCAAGCTCCTATCGATCAAACAGCAGCGTTGATAGACATGTTAACTAAGGGCGTCCCGCCGCCGAATAAAGAAATGGGGCAGGTCAAGCAAAACATTCGAGGAAAAGAAAGCTCTCATTTGCGCAATCCAACGCCAATGAAAGAACAAAAAGCAACGAAGAAAGATGTGACGCAGTTTGTCTTGAAAAGAAAAATTCAAGCAAGCAAGGGCGAGCCGAGAATACGGACAATAAAAGACACTCATAAACCGACAAGGTTTAAGTAATGCCCAGTCTGTCATTAGATGTAGGCCCAAATAGCTCCCTCCATAAGAGAATTCTTGATGGTTGTAGGGAGCGCATTCAAGCATCTAAAAGGGCTTATGATGATAAGCACAAAGCATGGCGGGATGCGGAAGATGCGGCGCTTGCTTATATTCCCGAAAAAGAGATAGATGCCATTCGCAGAAACAAGCGGGATAATGAAGGCATTCCTCAATACACTACATTATATGTCCCTTATAGCTATGGCATTCTAATGACAAGTCATACCTATTGGACAACTGTTTTCCTTTCAAGAAATCCCGTCATGCAATTTGCTGGAAGACATGGAGAAACAGAGCAACAAGTACAAGCATTGGAAGCACTAGTTGCCTATCAAGTAGATGTTGGACAAATGATGGTCCCTTGGTTTGTTTGGCTTTATGATGTGGGGAAATATGGCGTTGGAATTCTTGGAACATATTGGGAAGAAGAATTTGCCATTGTTAGTAATATTGAAGAAAGAGAGGAAATGTTCCTGGGGGTAATTAAGTCTGGGATTAAGAAGAAAGTCAAAACTAATAAGAGAATTCGTGGTTATGAGGGTAATAAAAATTACAATGTTAGACCTTTTGACTTCTTTCCCGATCCCCGTGTTACGTTAGCTGATTTCCAGAAGGGAAGCTTCTGTGCTGTCTTTAGAAAAATCGCATGGAATGATATATTAAAAAGGGCCGAGCAGGGGTATTATATTAATATCGACCAACTTAAGCCAAGTAAATCGCATAGTGCGTTTGATAAAGGAGAGGAAGGAAGTCCGAGAATAGATCTTCCCGGCTCGCATACAGAGGAATTTACTGAACATGCCACTCCGGGAAATAAGAATGTCCAGGGTGATGCATCGATTAGCGCCTTCGAAACCTATATCGATCTTATCCCAGCCGATTGGGGCCTTGGTAAAGGAACATTGCCTGAAAAGTGGGTGTTCACCATTACAAGTGACTATAAGCTTATCTTTGGCGCACAGCCACTTGGTGCTAACCACGACAAGTTCCCATTTAACACGATCGTTTTCGAGCCAGAAGCTTACGGAATTCTTCCTAGAGGAATGCCGGAAATCCTTAAACCAGTACAAGATACAGTAAATTGGCTCATAAATAGTCACTTTTATAATGTTAGGAAAATATTAAATGGTCAATATGTGGTTGATCCAAGCAGAATTAGCATTACAGACATGCTTGACCCCCAACCTGGCGGGGTGATTAGGTTAAAACCAGCCGGATATGGCAGTATTCCCGCTGAAAGCATCCAACAATTAACTGCTATGGATGTTACACAAGGCCATCTGCGTGATGTGCAGATAATGTATGAGATTGGCCAGCGGGCTGTCGGTGTAAACGATCAATTAATGGGCGTTCTTCAAAATAGCGGGCGAAAAACTGCCACAGAAGTAAGAAGCGCCTCGACGTTTGGTATAAACCGTCTGAAAACCGTAGCAGAGTTTTTCTCTGCGATGGGCTGGTCCCCTTTAGGGCAGATGATAGTACAAAATAGCCAACAGTATTATGATATGGAGACGAAATTTCGCATTGTTGGCGATCTAGCAATGGATGCGGGGCCGCAATTTATGGATGTTTCCCCTGAAACAATCAGTGGGTTCTATGATTTTGTCCCAATTGACGGTACTCTTCCAGTGGATCGCTTTGCGCAGGCTAATCTATGGAAAGAAATGCTTGCGGGTATGAGGCAAATGCCAGAAATAGCTATGCAATATGATGTGGGGAAGATATTTGCTTGGGTGGCGCAATTGGCTGGATTAAAAAACATTAGTCAATTCAAAATCCAACAAATGCCGCTGGGAATGTTGCAAAATCAAGCTCAAATGGGGAATGTTATTCCTCTTGGCGGGAAAGCCAATCCAGCTATGATGAACATGAATGAGCCTAGCCAAGTACCTGGAGTAGGACCAACAGGATGAAAACAGAAGAAGTTAAAGAAACTACTCATGAGAGCGAATTAGAAGAAGCCCGCTCTGTTTTTGCTAGAATAACACGGCTTCATGAGGATAGCGACTTTCGCTTTCTTGCAACAATGCAACAAGCGAATTTGGATGAAAAAGTTCGAACTCATTTCAGTTCGCCTAGCGGACTGGATGATGTTATAGCGAATATTTACAACAGTGGCAGAATAGCTGGCTTTCAAGAAGCTATGTTTTTTAGTTACGGTTTGATAAATGGCGCGCAAGCTACCATTGCGCAATTGGATCATGTGAAAGGTGAATGAGCA